CTTGCACGCGAGAACAAAAAGTCTGTGGACATAGATGCCTTGGATGTCTGTGTCCGTAAGGCGGATATAAAACACTTGTTGCAAGTGTTAGTGGAGGCGATGCCATGACCACCCCCACCATCCGAACTGCGAGGATTGAGGATGTGCCGCGACATAAGATCAATGGCTTTTATTGGGATAACACAGTTACGGGAGACAGGAGGATAGCGGGCATTCTTGTGATAGATGGTTTTGACCGACATGAACTACAACGCCTCTACGCCGCCGAAGAAGCTCTGAGGAGGAGACGATGAAAGACACCTTCGCATGGGGTGGAATAGTTCTTATATGCGCCGGAGCAGCATGGATTCATCCTGGTCTACTCCTCATTCTTCTTGGAAGCTTTCTATTCGATCTTGGAGTGCGAGACCGATGAACACTGAGGATTAAGGAGGTAAGCATGACCAAAACCTGTGCGACCTGTCAGGCATATCAACGAGAAGCTGATTCTCAGTCAGGAATTTGTCGGCGTTACGTGCCAGAACATGGTAAGGGTTGGCCTGATGTGCATGAAACTGATTGGTGCCTGGAGTGGGTGGGGCCGGACCCCGTGCCACGGGCCGGCGGGAAGCGGGAATTCCCCGATGACTTCATGCCCACAGACCAGCACTATGCCTTAGCCGAACAGCTTGGCGTTAATCTGGGAGAACAACTGGGCTTGATGGCGAGTTGGGCCAAGAGCAACGGCGAGAAGAAAAAGGATTGGAACCAAACCTTATCCAACTGGCTGCGCAATGCCAAACTCAAACAGAAGAGGTTCCACGGATGAGTAGATGCTATATCTGCGACATGGAGCCATGCATCTGTACCAAGCCAGGGGCCAAAACATATACCAAGGAACTATACCGTGTCGGGACCTGTACCCACCAAGGCTGTGGGGTGCGGATACGGGTTAAGTATGATGCAGGGCCTACGGCGTTGTGTCAGTGGTGTGAAGGCAGGACGGCGCAGTATTGTCCAACTTGTTACCCGAAGGAGGCAGTATGACGAAGGGGGAAGGATTGCTCTTATTCTGTTTAGGAATGGTGTTTGGGTTTGTGATTTGCTCGACGTTCTCGCATGTGCTGTATGCCCAATCCACCTACTTGGGCAGCGACAGTGACGGCAACACGACCATCTATCAGCAACTCCCAGGGATGGATGCCTATCTCTGGTCGGATAGCCAGGGCCGGACAGGGATGTTGCAGAACCTTACGCCGCAGATGCCCAAGGAGCCGTGCTAGTTCACGCTGCGACACATTTCATACCACACGCCGTCGTAATACCGCAGCGTGAGCGTATCGTTTGCTGATCCAGTAAAATTGGCTCCTCCGCTTAATTGAAAGTTCGATCCGTCTTGAATCGTGGTGTTCCCATCGGTAAAGATTAGCGTAACCACTTTTCCGTTTTCTAGGATGACATCTAAATCTGTAATCGTGACCGCCCCGCCGTTAGTCAGCACCAGATAGTCGCTTCCTAGCACGGAGGGCGTTGTGTCAGCCGCCGTATACGTATTCGGGAGCTTGCCGGTGGCATGTGGAAACGCGACATTGATGAGTCGGGCATTGGTAGATGAGGCGTCATCAATATCAAAGGCATCCAAGGTGTTGGAGTATTCCGAATTGATGATGGTCAGATACCGTACTTTGCGGAACTTGAAGCCGTTGTACGCGGCGAGATTGGCCCCTGAAACCACATTTTCCAGCGTCACATGGTTCATTCCGAAATTGGATTCCAGGTCAAAGATATAGCCTGACGCATTCGTGGATTGCTCCCACCGCACATTGCGAAATAGGATTGAGGCACTTCGAGCAGTTGACGTGGTATCAATCCATTGCACACCGTCGCTGCCATAAATCATGTATAGTCCATCGAATACAACATTGGTCACGTTGATACCAGTCGCGATACTGATATTGGGATAGGTATGATCGGACTTGGAGAGGAGATAGATGGTACGGAAGGCCCAGGCGTCGAGATCAAAAGTATTATTCGGGTTGTCCTCAATCGAGATAGGTTGGTCGGCATTGATGGTGAGGCGTTCAACGTCGCTGACATCATGCCCTTGGATCTGCAGGCCAATACTCCCCGCCCCCGTGAAACTGCCGTACCCACCAGAGCCTACGGCGACATTGTGTAAGGTAAATTCTGTGACTTTCCGAAGTTGAATCGCTACTTTTTGATAGGTGGTGTCACTGCTCACAACCCCAATATCTTCCAACCCGCACTGTACGATGTCGGTATTGTCGTCAATATAAAACTTGATCGCCGTTCCTGCCCCAGAAGGGTTATAGAGAATCTTGGTGGCATGACGGCCTTTCCCAATGAGACGAATGCGATGACCTGCAACGGTGATGGTTGATGACGTAAGATAGACTTGTGGAAGGAAATAAACCTCGCCAAAGCCAGCCGCTTCTCGCACATCGACAGCCGCTTGAATCGCCGCCGTCATATCCGTCGTGCCTGGCGTGGTATTGGTCCCCCAGAAGTCTGGATACAGCACTGGCACCTTGCCTAAGCCTGCAATCGTACCTGAACCAGCAAAAATTTGGCGGATGTCGGTGACAATCGGCCCGTTGATGGTCACGGTTTTGGTGGAGGCGACAGATAATTGTCCACTCCCCACAAAAAACAGCGTCAAAGTGGACGGCACAGTCACGTTGGACGTAACAGATTGTGAGGTGCCAATCAGGAGCGTCGTGACAGTGGAGCCGATGGCGGTGACGGCGGCCTCAAATGAGGCGTAATCGGCCACATCAACCCATCGGTTGTTCAATGGCGCAATCGTGCCATCATCAAGCAGGACATAACCGCGCCCTGTAGCGCGATTGACTACAAGCGGTGTCCCATGCCCACTCGTAAAATCAGCGAGAATAGGAAGATCGGACTTGGATCGCACATTCATGTACGAAGACTCCGGTAGGCTGTTTTATCTAGCGTGATCACAGCCATTACTGCCCCCACTCCAACGGATACCCTAACATAATGGATCCCATATCCATCCCGATATTCGGCTGTTTCAGCCCAGCGTTCGACAAATGTAGATATTCAGCGATGAGTTTGGCCTTTGTTTTAGGGATATCTATGCCAGCTTGCAACCCAAGCGCAAACGGTGTCTTAAGTGGCAATTCTCTCATGGGCTGGTCAACATACGCCATGCCTGCCGAGGGGGTGATGGTAATGGGCGTTTCTGGGATCTTGTACCCATATTGAGCCCCCAACGAAAACAGCCCGCCAGGCCCAACTCTCGCTGAAGCCCCTAGCCCTTCCGGCGAGGTTTCAAACTTGCCGGTCGGGCCTTGAATTTGGGATGTATGGTACTTGTTTGGTTGGAACGTATCGACATAACCCATGTATGCGTGTGGGTTCCAGTCCATAGATTCTCCTTGGTTACTAAGCATATTGTATAGTTCCAGCAACATATGTTCCACTCGTTACGATATGTGACCCGCCAGAATCCAATGCAATTTCTACCGTGTACGTACCGGATGAGGACGAAAGCACGTACAGCGAATCGTACACGCAGTATCTATCGGAGCTTAACGCATGCCATGCCCCCTCTGTAGCTCCAGCGTATCCAGTTGACGACCCAGCAGTTCTTGTAAACCGCACCCAATATGTATTACCAGCGACCGCATTGAATGAGCGATCCCAACGATGAGTTTCTGTAGGATTGTCAGCTCCTGGTACATTCACATTCTCAATCGTTCCGCTTTGTTTGACCACAAAACCGTAATTTTGCGGCACTTCACTCGTCGTATTGTCATACGTGCCACCTAGCAACGGCTTGACCACTCCACCAACCATTGAACGTGAGGCTACACTCATACTGGCACCGTTGAATAGTATCCTTCCCATCGGGAATCTGCCAAAGAATAGGTAAGGGTTAGATGTGATACCACGCTTGCCGTTGTATCTACACTCCCACTAATTTTAGCTCCGCTCGGGGTCGCTACCGTGTACCCGCCAGTTCCATCTTGCTTAAATCGAATCGTGATTGTCTGCCCAGCCGCTGCATTGGAAATCGTCAATGTCGTGATGTTGCCTGTCAAATCTCCAACTTCGTGATAATTCGACAACGACGCATCAATCGTCGGAGTTGCACTATATGAAACGGAATTAACCGCCGTATAGGCACGTCCAGAAATCAAGCCTGCGCTATTTAAGGTTGCAGTACCAATTAAAATAAATTGCGTCCCGTCGTAGGTGATCCCTACCATCATGCCAGACGGAATATCCCCAGCAGCGAGTGCCGTGGTGCCGTTCTTGGTAATGTCCTTGGCCCCCAGTGCCGAGATATTAACCGTGACATTCGTCGTATTGGCTCCACTCGACAGAAAGCGAAACGTTTGCCCCGCTGTATAGGCGGTAATCGCAGGGGAGGGGGTGAGGGTAATGACATCCGCCGTCCCGCCCACCGTCGCGACATAGACCCCGGTCCCATCTTGGATAGACGCCAAGGTCGCCGCATCGGTACGGGCTGTTGCGGCCCCGACACCAGTGAGCTTAAAGCCCCCGAACGGAATATTCGCGGTCACGGTTTGCTGGCCGTCTTTGGTAATACAGGTCGAGAGACCCGTGGCGACATCCGCCGTGAACGCATTAAAGACCGATGATGAAATGGTCGTGGCACTGACCACAGGTTGTCCCGTTGAATCAATGACAAAGACCCCGGCTCCGTTGAAGGCCATAGTTTCCTCCTAGAATTGCTGGGCCACGGCAGTTTCCGCGCCGACAGGCACAATACGCTGCATTAACGCCTGAATGATTGGTTGATACCGAGGGACTGGCTGTTGTCGCATGAGTGACTTAATCAATTCATCAGGATTCAGATATTGTGAGGCAGCCGTGCGAGCAATGCGGTCACCGGCTGGTTCAATTCCCGCATGACGCATCAGATAATTGGCAATCATCATGCGTCGGTCAAGTAAGGTTGGAATTTGGTCAATGTCCCCCATCGCCCCGGCCCGTCCCAACTGTGTGCCTCGTGCCAATTGCTTGAATGCATCGCGTCGTGAAAGATCGGCTGTGATATTAGCGACGGCATTCTTATCCTGGGATGTCAGTGCGTCCAAGAGTTCTGGTTTTGTGCGCAGGACATTCCCGAATGTGGTTCCACGTTCCGTCGTGCCCAATGACGAAGTAAGGGCTCGTTCCAATTCTTGCCCAGCTTCCATACGGGCTAGTGGTTTTGACAATTCTTGGTATTTGCCCAGATAGGCTTTCCATCCAACACCGCCCGCTTGTTCGATCGCGTCGTCAATCGCAGTTTGGACTGTTTTGACTAACCCTGATGTAAGTCGTTGATCGAAGGTTTTTGATTCCTGCGAGAACTTTTCAACGATATTCCCCGCCTCTTTGCGAACCATATACAAATCTCTGGCATCAATCGCACCTCGCTTATTGGCAATACTATTCAATTTGTCATCTAGTGCTGACATCGTATTGCGCACGACATCTGATGCTCGTATGCCCGGTTTATTTAATATGCGATGAATGCCTTTAGTAATCGTTGCAGGTTTGAGTGGAACTGTGGGACTCCATTCACCGGCAAACTTTTCTATGCCTGTCTGTAATGGCTTCGGAGGCACGCCATGTAGTTCGACGGCAGTACGTAAGGCGTCTGTTTCTTGTGGAACTTTCGAAGTCCGCGTCGAAAGGGCACGAGCCGTTCCCGCATTGGCTTTCAATAACGCCTGTTCACGCATCGGACCTGTAATGGTATCTCGTATTGCACGCTCACCCTCCAAAGCTCCCTGGTTGCGGGCAATGGGAACAAGGAGATTACGCCTAGCTGCTTCCTGTTCTGCGGATCTCGCCCGAAAGAGAGGACTTAAGCCTTCTGTTTTTGCCGTGACCTGTTGATGGGCGGCTAACCCTGTCGCTCCAGGGATTTCACTGACGATTTCTCCTGATGTTGGACGACTCCCTGGTATGAATTCCTTCCGCTGAGCAAGAGCATTAATCACTTTGTCTTTTATATCTTTTGAGTCTCCTAAGAGTTTCGATTGATAATCTGATAGGATTTTTGTACGCCCGCTTTCAGAAAATGGTGCAATGAGTTTCTTCCCGAATTGGTAGGCACCTTGCGCAGCATCAGTCCCCAGTGAAAAGAGTCCCCCCAAGAGTGACCCTATGCCAACTTGTGCCGCTTTTCGTTTCCAGAAATCTCCATGCTCTCCCTCAACAGGTTGGGTAGCCGAGACAGCTCCTCCAATGGCGGCCCCGGTTCCTGCACGACCAAGAACGCCTTGTGCGGCGGGTAGCATGGAGGTCACGGCTTTGGCGGCTCCAGTTGATGGAATGGCCGATCCAAGCAATCCATACCAATCAAATCCTTCTTTTCCTTCAGCCTGCATCCCTCGACGCTTACTGGCCTCAATATCTTCAACAAACTGACGCCCAGGCTCTCCACCGAACACTTGAGTCGCGGCAAGGATCGGCGAGGCGGCTCCTAGTAAAACTCTCCCACCCCAGCCCCCCAGACGACGGTCCATCCAATTCGCTTCTTGTGCTGGTGGAGGAGTCGAGGGTAGGGAACTCCCAGCGGCTTTATCTTCTAACTCTTTCAGGCGGCGAAGTTTCTGGAGTTCTTCTCTATCGCCCATCACGCCACCTCCGTAACTCCTCTAATTCACGCTGCTCATCTGCTGTTAATGGAGTTGCGCCAATTGCTGTCGGTGGTTGTTCAACCCCACTCGTATTGAGCGGCACTTTCCCATAATTATCACGAATCATCTGAATTCGCTGTTTATGAAATTCAACCGCACGTTCGTTGAGAGCTTCAATTTCGGCAAGTCGTGCTTTGACTAATGCAGGGTCCGAGAAGGATTGGAATAATTCATCCCATGCCCGCTGTGCGTCCCCTTCCGTTTGGGTTCCTTTATTCAGACGAAGTGAATCATTGCGCATCTTCTCCACTGTCGTCATAAAGGAATGAAATTTCCGACTCTCAGGATCACTTAACCCAAGTTTGTTCTTTCCGGCTGACCACCAATTTGAAAACGCTCCAAGATTGAGTTCCCCTTTCTCCAGTTGCGTCCGTAATGCTTGCGCATCCACTCGAACTGAGGCTGCCGTGTTAATGGCTTGCAAGGCTTCATCTTGCATTTTCAATGCCTCTGGTGGCATTGGTCGTTGGTCAATCGAGACCATAGAGGTCGGAGAAAATTTCCCTGTTGCAGAACCAATCTTGTCATATTGCTGTGTCTTTGGATTCCATATCACTTTTTGTTCTTGATTGTTCGGCGCACCCACCTCCTTAATGGGAGGCGGTTTCATAGCACCCTGCCCAATAGGTTGTCCTTTGCTATAAAGCGTACTGCCCTCTGGAACTGTCGTATAGTCAGGCTTATTTAATCGTTCACGAGATAATTCTTGCTCCTTAGCGAATTTTTCCTTGTCAAATGACAGTTGTTGACGGGTAATATCACGGGTCAGTTCACCTTCCTGCGCTCGGAATGCCTGTTCCTGCTTCATCTTCTCTTGTTCCGCCGCCTGTTCCTGGTCGAACCGCTGCTGCCCAGCCAGGAAGTTCGCCACAGGTGCGAGACGCGGATTACTCGACACGAGTAATTCCATCAAGGCCCGTTGTTTATCCTGCGGTGTCCGTTCCTGCATCGCTGTGCCAGTCGGACGCGGCCCCTCTTTGGTATAGAGTTGAGAGGATTCGGGAATCCGATCCACCATTTCCTTTAATGTGTCAGAACCCGTCACCGTCCACGGCTGATTCATTTCTTCAGGTTGATAGCCTTGTCCACGCTGTATCCCAGTCGGTTTCGGTGCCCCTGGACCTTGCGCTCCCTGCGTCGTGGCCACCGGAGAGAGTTGTTGGTAATAATTGGACAGCGCATCACGTACTTGTTGCTGGCTTTGCTTGGCCAGTTCTTGCCGTTGGGCATCGCCTTGCTTCGTGATATAGGTCCCAGCCATCACTTGCGCCAGATTCGCCAAGCCCTGCACAGGCGATGGAGCCACATAGAATCGCCCCGCCATCTGCCCCTGCGGTTGTTGCAACCCACGCTGCATCAAGAGATTCGCCAACATCTGTCGGCGGTTGATCGCTTGCAATTCCAGGGCTTCATCTGGCGAGACTTCGCCGCGCAACCCATAGGGCGTGGAAAGGGAATCAATCTGCGTAATCCCCGGTCCTCCGGCTAAGACGCTGGCCCGTGCCATATCAGTACCCTCCATTCATCGGCTGTCCATAGGGATTGAATTGCGGGCGTGGCCGCGTGCTTCCAAATGAAACAGGGCGGTTCCCCATCCCCTGCAAGGCTTTCCCCATTTGCTGAAACATCATGGCTCGCATGAGTTTCTGTTTGGCCTGTTGTGCCGCTAACTGCTGCGGATCAACCGGCATGGATTCCGGTTTCATCAAGGGTGGCAGATTCGGATCATTGAGAAACATTCCATTATTCATGTTAGGCCCTCCCGATCATGCCGTAATTGACCATCCAGTAGCCGTTCGGCAATTGCGCGACGGCTTCCGGTTTCACGGACGCGACTTCATCGGCCATGACGCCGATTTCACGATGTCCACCAATCGTATATTCGTAGAGCGGAATCCCCAATGAATGGGTCCCAATCCGCCGTACATCCGATTTCAAGCGGCGGTCACTCATGGCATATGCCATCATCCCTGCGCCACCAAGACCAAAGAGTCCATTCATCAGATTCGCCTGTTGCGCTTGCTGCGCATTCCAGACATCGGTGCCATATTGTCCGGCAAGTTGTGTGGCTCCAAAGACCGGCGATGGGGCGACTTGTGCATTCTGCGCATAGGTCGGAATGGCAAAGGGATTCGAGACTTGCGACCCTGACATCAAGGCCGTGATTTCATTCAGCGGAACTTGTCGTTGCGCTAAGAGTTCCGTAATGAATTGCTTCCGCCGATCCATATCTGTCTGATAGGCTTGTGTAGCCACACTGCGAGCATTGACGCCTGCTTGCATCTGCGCATCCGTCAGACCACGCTGTAAGAGAGCCATTTTATCGGCATAGGCTTTCGTGCCGGGACGAATCCCTGCGGCAATTAAATCACTCTGCGCTTGATCGACGGCTCGCCCATAATCCTCTGTCGGACGGGACATCAATTCATTGACGGCTTGCTGCCGAAGTTGTCCATAGTCTCCAGGCATGGCCGGAGCCCCGGAGAAATCAACGCTCTTGCCGATGATGTCCCCTAATGATCCAGCCCCTTGCAATCCCACACCACCCAGCATTTGCTTGAGTTGCATCTGCTGATCGAAGAGGGCTTGTTGCTGTGGGGAAAAGGTTTGTGTAATCGTTGGCGTATCCTGATATTGCATGTAACTCGAACGATCCGGCGCAACCGGGCGAGGGTTGAGTGTGGTAAAGAGCCCTCCCGTCCCGCTCTGCTGGAGTTGATTCCAATTGGCGAGATCCTGTTGATACTGCTGCATAGCTTGGTCATACCCGGACTGATCGAAATTGCCCCATGTGACCGTCTGTGTCCCATAAGGGTTATAGACGTTCGGGTTGTTGATCTGCCCTTGGACGCGAGCCGCTTCCACATTGGCCTCGCCTTGCGCCTGGGCTGCGCCCGTATAATCAGGTGCCGGAGGAGGGCTCGGTGCACACATGGTCAGACTCCTTTGGTTGTAACGATTTACTAAATCGACGCTCCACACACTGGAATTTCAGATATTCCAGAATACGGCCCGCCGCATTGGTCAACTTCGCGCTCATCGTGATTTCCACACAGCCACGTTTCCGACATTCCTCTTCGACAAATTGATAGAATCGAATGGCATTTCGACCTTTCCGATAGTCCGGTAAGAGAAACCAGGCATCTTCCGTCGCAATCAATTGCTGGGTGTGCATCGACGGGACGACATACATCCCGGCATAGCCCACCATCCGACCCTGGTCGCGGGCGACTGCCTCAAAGTACCAGCCAGCTTTGTCATAGGCGTCATAGCGTTCCCGCTTCGGACAGAATGGTTGATTGTGTCGATAGCCCTCTGTTTCCTTCCAATGCTCATGGGCCAACGCCACCATCTCATCCCAACAGTGTGAGAGTGGTTCAACGGAAAAGGTCAGACTCATAGGGGTCCCCCATCCTCGAAAATCATGGTGCTTCCCATCCACTGACAGACTAAATCTGTACTGACAATCTTCAGCTTGCCCGAAAGCCATCGCCCCGTCCATTCAGATGGGCTCGACCATTGCTTCACGATTTCCTGCCCAGATCTCCACAAGCCGGCATCCCAAACAGCCGTATCCCAGAGTGCAGATTCGGCCACACTATAGGAAACCGTCGTGGTAATCTCGTCATCTTCAAAGTCCACATCAACACCTGCGGCATAGGCCACATTGCCATTGACACTGAGGATCGGCATGAAGAGTTTTACCGATTTATTACTGGCAATGCCGAAATCCTGAAAGGCTTGTTTGCCATAAAAGACAATGTTCGTGCCATTATCCGCTGTGGTATTCCATCCCTGATAGACGGCGGTGGCATCGGCAAAGTAGAGTTTACTGCCTAAGACGGCAAAGGTTTCCGCATCCCATCCTGTGAATTTACACCAGGCATTGGTAATGGTATTCATCACATATTGATGATGCGTCCCATCTTCCGATAATGGCACGTTGACAAGAAGGGCATTGTGCGCGGGATAGACGATGGCTTCCCATCCAAAATTCCCTTGATAGGCTCGTGCGGAATCCGTAAAGGCGTTCTCAATCTTAAAGGAAAAGGCGAATTTGTCGCGTTTCGCTTCTCCCGCTTGGAGGAGAGCCGAGAGGGGATAGACGCCATCTTCAGTAATGATGACGCAATCTCCGGCATACTGGACAATACACCGTCGTCCAATCGGACGCCCGATATTGAAGGTGCCCACCTTCGCCCAAGCCGCACTGGAAGACGGGTTGTTCCCCTGATAGACAATCGCTTCACCTTCACTCGTGATAAAGACGGCCAAATCATCCATGCCGTCTCCTGCATCGCGTGTCCAGGTCGCCATCGCCATCAAGTATCCACCGCGTTTGGCTTCTCCCCCTAATGAAAATTCCGTGAGGGCTCCTCCAGCCACACCCGCCGAGAGATACCAGAATGACAGGCTGTTGATGGGAATAAAGAAGAGGCGTCCCTTGAAGACATTGACGGACACAAATTGCTCGACGGCATTGCCGGTATAGCCGGTCAGGGCTGGACTGGTTAGTTCATCCACAGCCGTCCAGGTCGTGCCATCATAATAGGCTGGGTCATCCGTCCCATTCACAAGAATAAGCCAGCTATTGGTTCCGTCATTAAACGACACGGATTGATGCTTGCCGTTTGTACGAGCGAGTGCCGCTGCACCAACGGCTCCCGCACTGGTCACATTGTAAATTCCACTGGAGGTCGCACACCATAAGGTATCTGTCCCATCCAGATCGTGATGCACCGCTAAGGTTTTTCCATTACCGGTCATCCCCGTTGCATGACTGCTATAGCCACCTCGGAATTCAACATAGGTTGGCGTGGGATACCAATTTTCTAATGTCACCGCATCTGTCGGTTTCATGGCAGAGAGCGCATCCCGTGCATTCCATCCCCCCACAGGAGGCGGATAGGATCGCGTATGACTGATCTGAACACGCTTCTGGACCCGTTGGCGTTGTGGACGCCTCATAGATTCCAACTCCAATCCGGCACAAAGATGCCAGGTTTGGCTTGCCGTTGCATATTGCCCATATTGAGAATCGGCTTGCCACCGTCACGCCCTAATTGCTGCTTGATTTGTGCTTCATACGTTTCAAAATCTTCTGCGTAATCCAACCCCTTCTCTTTCTTCCATCGCCACCGCAACCCCATGATGACCAAATCCTCTGGCAAGAGGACCGTATCGTCATCAGCGGTAAAATACTGTTTGTAGGTCGCGCCATTGAGAATCCAATTCTTCGACACGTATTCAAAGGCCCATGAGAGACTGGCAGCGGGCGTCGGATTAATCAAAAGATGGCCACCCCGTATGCGATAGTAATACCGTGGCCCCGTCGTATTGAGCCCCTTCAACGTCTGCCATTGCGTATCCGTCAATGGACCGAGTACCGGCAACGAACTAGACCGATCCCAGAAGGTATTCGTCTTGATATGCCGGAAGCCATTGGTGGCAATCGAGGTCATCGCCCCTTGATCTTCCGCCGCCGTCGTCGTATGGGTAGCTTCAAACGTGATGCCTTCCCAATCGCCACGTTGCGACAGGTCATTGCCCTCTTCTTCCAACAAGCGCAACATCTGAATAATTTGCGTATCGACGCTGCCGTACACCGTTGACGGGACCGGCACATTGACCCGCCCACAGACATATTGCACGATGGTTAAGAGTGACATGGGACTCCTCTCTTACTTCTTGCCTGATCGTCCACGCGGTTTGGTCTCCTCATCGTCTAAGAGATCGGCGGCACTAATGGGTTCGACAACGCCCGTCCCTGATGGTTGTGGCCGTTCCTGCTGTTCCATGAGGGATTTCACGTTCGCTTGTAAGGTGTTGATGGTCTCTTTGAGTGCGGCATTCTCTAATTCCAATGCCGCCAATTTCGTACTGAGTGGCCCACGATCTTTGCCCGCGTCCAACCAATGTTTCGCTTTGAGCTTGATCCCTGCTGCGCCAATTCCGACTCGACGCTGCACATCTTCATTCATCTGCGCCACTTCTTCCACGGTTCTCATACCCGTCGAAAGGAGAGCTTGTTGCTGTGAAGGCGGAATCAATTGCCAGCCTTTGATGGGAGTGCCTTCAATGGGAATCTCCTGCCCATCTTTCCAGGCTTTGTACGCCTTTTCATAGTATTGCGCAAAATGCGCTGGCAACCGCCCGTTTGCGATTTCCCGCTTATTCTGCTGGAGCCATTCATCCACGGGGAACTTCACGGAATCCACGCTTCCCGGTTGCCGAATCTCGACATAATCGACATCAATGGAGACATAATGCCCTGCTTCTTCGCTTTTCTTGGGCAAATGTTTCGCAACTTGCGAAAATTGAATAAAGGCCGGTTTCTCCCCATGCTCCTGCATTTCCTGTGCTAACGTGCCTGCGAGTGACATGCATCCTCCATTATGGTTTGACTGCGATGGCTCGCATATCCCGCTGTTTGAGATGATACCGGGCTGGAGCCAACGTCACCTGAACAAAACCTGCTTCTTCCAAGGTTTGCTGCAACATCCGTTTGGTATAGCCCCACTTATGCGCCATCGCAGGATCGCGATACCGTGGATTGCCATACAGTGCCCACCAGGACATTTGCGCCCACACATCCTCGACCTGCGCTTCAAGGGCTTTCGCCAGATACGCAAAGACCGCTTCGAGCGATGGTAATTCGACAATCAATTGCCCACCAGGTTTCAAGACTCGTTTCCATTCAGCCAATAAGGTCGGCACGTCCCAGAGATAAAAATGCTCCAAAAGATGAATGGCCACCATTTGATCGGCAAAATTCTCCTCAAAGGGCAACGCCGTTACATTGGCGACGACATCGGCATACTGTGCGGCCCGTCCTTGATCGACGTTGATCCAGCCATCCCAGGGTTTGTGCCCGCAGCCGAGATGGACCCGTACCCCATCGTGAGGGTCTTCCAGGCATTGCCCACGCGCTCCGGGGAATGCTGCTCCAAGACGTATGCCTGTGACTGGATCACACGCTGCCGTGCGGCCACTCGATTCTCGTTCGCCCATGCAATCCCCTCCTTCATATTGCCGATCCAGATTCCCGGCCACCCACGCAAGCTGGGATGTGGTTCTGCCACGACAAAGCATCCGGCTCGTACCGCTTCCACGGCACGATTCGGGGACTTATAGGGCGCAGTTTCCGGCAGAATCACGATGTCGGCAAAGGTTAATTCTTCCCATAACCCGTCTAAACTCCACGGAAGAGCCCCTGCGTAGTGGGCGGGGTCAGTCATCACTCGTACCGCGTAGTCTTTCAGAAGTGGTTCGACACGGCGCAAGGATTCCAAATTACTCGGATGCCCGAACCAGAGGAGCCGCGTGCCATTGACATGCGGCATCTGCGTCGGCAATTCGTATGGATCGGTAATAACAGTGATTGGACGATGAAAATCCTCCATGAGCAAATCCGCCATCCATGCGGTTGGTGCTACGACTGCATGGGCTTCACGAATCATGGCGTCATAATGCTGGGCATGAGGATAATGCGGGTCGCAAATATCCACGATACAGGTCTTTCCAATCAACTTCCCATGTCGTAAGCGGTCCAGATCGTCACGACAGGGTTTGGAAAAGACCCAGACCTGTGCCTGTGGATCGTTGATCGTTGCGCCAATTTGTTTGGCCGGGATGAGCGTCCGATACCGATATGACGCCATCCGGTGATCGCCTTCGTGGAAAAATGAAACCGTCATGCGGGCATCCCCCGTTCGCGTCGAGCCTTTAAGATTTCCGCAATCAAACCATCGCCTTTAGCTTCGATCTGAATATCTGGCATGACTGTGTAGTAATCCTGAAATTCATTGGCTTGCTGGGCCATTGCGCCATTCGTCCAGAATCGACGCCCATTGACAATGACATCCCCAATTTTATGCCGTTCGACCTGCTCGCCGGTAAAGCGTTTCGTCGCCTGGTCTTTATCGAGACAGGAATCAAATCCATAGAGAAGAATCTTGCGAAATCCCAGGACATACGACACGGTAATCGCTCGCAATCCGCTCGTCGTGCCGCCGCCAATCAAGAGTTTCCCCTCATATTCCTTGCAATGTTCCGCCTCCGACCACGTATGCACGATCATCACTTTCCGTCCCTTGACCGTTTCAAACATGGCCGCATCGCACCGAGAGGAGATCAGATAGAGCGTCCGATCATTGACACACGACAATTGTTGGCTTCGGTCACGCGGATCGACACAGAGAAACAAGTCCGGTTCGAGACCGTGTTGACAGAGATAATCATGCGCTCCTTTGACCGCAAAGATCGGACGGCCTTGCGCTCGTTCCGCCCGTATTTCCTCCAGAAATGTCGGCATGGACGGTCCACTCCCGACAATGACCATCGTGCCGTCATGCGTCACAATACCTGGGGACAGTTCCGGCAGGTTCCGAGCCAACGCCGCTTGGACGTTGGCCCGAATCCCGTCGATGGTCCCCGCTGGTTTCACCTGAATCTTCAGCGGGTGCATCAGCTTATGACCCCACG